TTTGTACTTTAGGAACTTTCTTAACCGCTTTCTTTTTAGGAGCAACCTTTTGTGTTAGCTTGTCAAACTCCATAGCTTTCTTTATAATAAGAACACTACGGTGGTCTGCTAACTGGTTAATCTCTTCCGGTTTAAATCCTACAGAGGTAGCATACTCTTGTATGTCTTTCTTGATTGTAGAATTTGTATCGTTCCACTCAGGTAAAGCCTCAACTAGTCTACTATATTCCTGTTTAACAAAGTGTGCTCTAGCTTGTTGAGCTTGTTGAGCTTGCTCTTGTTGTACAAGGTTTTGTTGTTGTTGTATATTAGTAACTCTTTCCTGTGCGTCTCTGTACTCATCTTTCTTTATCATGTATTGATAAGGGTCTTCTGCTTTTAATGCTTCCCATTCAACACTATCAAAGTTTTTAAGTTTGGCTGTCTGTTGCTCTTGCAACATCTGTAAACCATTTGCGTACATTTGCCTCTCTTGCTCTAGTTGCATACGCTCGGACTGAATTGCTTCTGTCTCCTTACGCTGCTCAGCTAGTGCCTGAGACTTACGAGTATAGTCAGCTTGCCTTTGGTATCCGTTCTTAAGTTCATCAATACCAACTTCTAATTCCTCTCCATCTACTTTAATAGTATACTTTAAGTCTTCTTCCGCTACTACATCAAACTCTTCTTCGGCTACCTCTTCTTCGGTTTCTTCTTCAGCTTGTCCTTCTTCTTCAGATTCAGGGGCCTCTTCTTCTACCTCTTCAGCTTCCTCTGTATCCTCTACCACTTCCTCGTCAACAGGGGTATCGGTTTCCTCGTTTGCGGTTTGCTCTTCTGAGTCCCACATATTAAGGATTTGGTTTGCAGCATCTTCTGCTGAACCTTGTTGTGCTCTTTCAAATCTACCTTCTTGGGTGTTCTCTACAGAATCCATAGGTTATCTCCTCTACTGTGTTAAAAAATCTTCTTGCTCCCTTTCAGCAAGTTTGCCTGTTTCAAGCACTGATTGTATATGTTGATTTACTAATTCAAGTGCTTTGATTGTTATGTACAATCTATCTCTTTCCACTTCTTCGGCAACTCTTGTGTCTAATAAATGTTTTACTAACGCTTCTTTGACTGTGGCTAGAGCCTCTACATATAGAGGATGTTCTAAAATCTGTTTAGCTTGGTCTGCCCTTGCTATCTCTTCTCCCTTTCCCATAATCAGTTTCCTATTTTAACTGCTCGTTCTTGTTCTTTTTCTAATATAAGCTCTTGTTGTTTAAGTGCAAGTTCTGCTTTTTTAATTTCTAACTCCTGTGCTTTAATTTGCATTTCTACTTTTGCTTCTTGTGCTTTTAGCTCTAAGTTTTGCTGTGCTATTTGAGCATCAATTTGCATTTCTTGCTGTCTTAATTCAGATTCTTGCTGAATCTTTTGCATCTTAACTTGTAGTTCTTGTTGTTTAAGTTGCGCTTCTGCTTGTTTAGCTTGTTCTTCTGGAGAAGGCCCTTGTTGCTGCGGTACATCTGCATCGCCCGGGTCTTGTATAAAGTCATCTACATTCTTCATACCCATAGCTTTTATTTGCTCGGCTACTAAATTATATACATTCTTAGGTTTAAGTAACATGCCTGCTGCTGGGTGTTGTGCAATCATTTGTATTGTTTGCGACAATCTACCCAAGTGCATAAGGTTCATATCTTTATTACCAAATCCTAAACCTACTTGTGCTACACAATCTGCTTTTTCTTTCCACTCATGTGGATATAATGTAGTCCATGTGTTATTTAATCTGACTAATTTTTCAGGCTTTTCATACTTTTGTACTAACATATAGACAGAATTTGCTAGGTCCTTCATTCCTGTTTCCGCAAATACTCTGGCTATTAATTCTATTTTTTGCTGTGCTGCGGTCATTACTTGACCTACGCCTGTAGCAGTTTGGTGCGACTTTAACGCACCTTCTGATAATCCCATTGACTGCTTGCTAACACCAGTTCGTTCTTCTCTAATGCTATCTAAATACCCTAGCATATTAAAAGAGTTCTGGTCTAGTTGTGGTGTTCCCAGAGGGTTAACAGCACCCGGTGTGCGTACTCTTACAATACCACCCGGTCTAGAAGTCATTAGGTCATCTAAATTTGCTTGACCTTCCACTACCTCGTATCGCCCATTATTTGTTAGGTACATGTTGTCTAACAAGTTACGCATTAGTGTAGTCTTAATGAGTTGAAGGTCGGAGATTAAGTCATAAATACTCAGACCGTAAAACTTATGAGGCATTGGTATAGGTGTAAGGGAGGAGAAGGGAACACTATCCACAGCCTCATTATCTAACAGTTCATCTCCAACCTTCGTTATTTTTCTTAGTTCAGCAATGCCATCGTTATCAAAGTCAATACGCATGTAACATTCTGTAACCCAAATTCCATCATCAATGTCACCCTCTGGTGCATTGTCTTGTTCGTGTGAAAATCTAGAAAGTCTTTCAGCTTTGTAATCCGCTTCATCATTACTAAATATATTTTCTATTTTACTTTTAGGATAGCCCTGTTGTATTAATTCAGACTTAGTTTTCTTTACCCTGTGTCCTACAAAACGAGCATCCTCAATTGTCTTAGCATACTTGTTTATTAAAAATTCTTCTGGTGGTACAACTTCTATACGAACCTGTCCATCTTCATATGTTCTATTTACAACAACATCGTGCGTTACAGCTTGAGGTGCAAGAGCTGCTCCATCCATATTTTCTTCACCGCCATTGGCTGTGTGCTCTTTTACTTCAACATTGTCATCCATTAAGAGGGCGGTAAACTCTTCTTCTGTTAAGTTCTTATACTCTTCTCTTAATGTCTCACTGCTGTCATCCCAGTAGTGTTTGACTATACCATTCTTTTGTAGCAGTGCATCCTTAAACCATTGGTATATTGTACTAAACCCCGGGTTTTGTCTCATAATGACATAGTTCACATAGTCTGTGGACTGCTTTGCCATCTCAACATCTTCCGGACCTTGTGGTTCAAACTGTACTACCTTATCACCCGAAGTAAATATCTTCATGAGGCTAGGCATAATCCATTCGATTACATCTGCTACATCTCTTGTGACAATCTGAGAACGGCCTTCTTGCTCGTTGCCGTACTTTTTACCGTAGTAACGGTCTAATGCGTCTGAACGCTGAGCTGTAAGTTTACCATCTTTATACCCTAGTGCAGAATTAATTTCCTGCTCTAAGTGAGCAGATAGCTCCCTTTTTGTCATTTTTGCCATAAATTATTTACCTTTATTAATAGGGTATTTTGTTTCTTTAGGTGGTGGCGTAGACATACTGACTGCTTTCATAATATGTTTGAGGTCTTTAATGTCCTGTGCCATTTCTAAAAGTTTGTTCTCTAACCACTTGGGATTCATTGGCATATACTTCTCCTTATACTATCCAACTTAAATCAGTCTTAGGGAGTTCCTTTCCCCAGACACTATCATTACCTGTGAATACAACATCTGTTACACACAAGTATCTAAATGCATCGCTAGCGTGTGATGTCCAATCGTGAACTGGTCTTTGTGACCATATCTTTTTCTTGTCATCATAACTACTTCTATATTGCAATAACGCTTCTAGTCCTTTTTTAGTATTTGATTCATCAAACCAGCACTTGTTTAAATAAGTTCTAGTTGTATCAATACCATCCATTACCTTTAACTTTGGTGCTACTTGAAAGTCTATGCCTAGGTCAAATGCTAGGTCTCGTCTTGACTTACCAGTAGAAAATTCTCTAACTACTATATCATGTGGTGCTATGTGTGCACCGTAGTTATAACCCTTTCTATTGAGTACCTCTATATAGTGAGGTAGTCCTTCATTAGAGTTTTCATAGTAATCTATTATATGTACTGCTTTACCTACAAACTGACAGAACCAAATTGAGGTTGCGTCACTTACTCCTAAGTCCCAGCTTGTTACTACTTGTTTAGCCGGGTCATAAGGGACTTTCCCCACTCGGTCTTCTTCATAAGCAGTTTCAATCTCTTT